AATTTATGCCGGGCGCAGTCGTTAATCAGCAAACCAAGCAAGCAAGCCTTGAAGTCAATCAGCAAACGCGCTCGCTAACCTGGGTGTATCAATCAGACCCCAAACCATCCCCCGCAACGCTAACCGTCGAATATCGGGCGGGTGGGCAGTGGTATTTATTGAGAGATGAAGGGGCGGGTGAGCTGTCAGGCGACGGCATCGGCACCATCGACTATCAAACAGGGACAACTAGTTTCACTCTAGCTGTTTTACCCGATGCAAACACCGAAATCATTATCGCGTGGGGAGAAAAGCAAGGCACGATCATCGAAGCCGGTGCCAGCGTGCCAGACACCCCCACCATTCGATTTGAAATCGGCGAAACAGTCTAAGAGGAATAACACATGAGCGGCGTTACACCCAGCTATGATTTTGGCAGCGTACAAGTCATAAAACGAAACCTATCACCGGGCAGCGTAGTCGTTAAATGGACGACTGGCGGTCTCAACTACACACTAAACGATAGCGGCAATGGCGCGCTTACGGGCGATGGTACAGGCGAAGTGAGTTATGCCAACGGCCTGGTGTTTATCAATCCTAACCCGGCCCCAGCACCAAGCGATGGCGATTACACTATCGACTTTGAAGAGTGGCAAGGCACCACGAAATTAAACGATACGATCACGCTCAACCAAGGTGCGGGCAGCGATACAAGCTACACCCCAGCAACAGCAATGAGGGCGGGCTCGGTAAGGATAAGCGTGGATATTTCCCGCATTCATACAAAGAGATATATTCCAAACGAAACACCGACAGAGCAAAAGCAAGTGCTTTCTATCACGTTAACGGATGACGGAAACGGCGGTTTAAGACGGCATAAAGGCGGGGTGTCTGTAGGAACGATCAATTATGCAACGGGTGCAATTTCATTTAATGCGCGTGAAAGCTACAACTTTCAGACGATGACAAAAGAAACAGTAATTAACGGGCATCGTTGGAAAAATGGCATAGAAACGGGGGTTGAGGAATACGACGGTGCCACAGCAACGATCGAATGGACTGACCCAGGCGACCCGGTGCAAGTGCAGACCACCACGCGCCCCATCCCGGGCATGACCATCGACCTAACCCCCGGCAGCAATCGCCCGATTGTACCTGGCAGCGTTATATTTGATGTAGGTGGCACGCGATACCAAGATCAAGATGGTGCGATAATAAAAGATTGGTCGCCCATCACCAACGCGGGCACCATTGTTGGCTCGATAGACTACTCGGCCGGCCTAGCAACACTCAGCGACTACCCAGCAAACATGCCAACCAGTACACCGGTTGCATTAATAGCGTGCCTCACGATGCTAGATCAGGCACCAGCCGAGCAGACAATATTTCGAACAGCAGGCGCCCCGCTGCGAGAGGGGAGTTTGATTGTTAATGCGACCGACATCGACGGTGCAAGTATTATTGGCAACGCGCAAACCGACGGCAGCATCACCGGTGCAGGCATTGACGCAGCAAAAAGTTTTGTGGACACCCAAACGGGTTTGGTCAATATTCAATGGACAAAAGCAATCGAGCCCAGCACTGTCAGATACAGCGCCGTGAGCTATACATTCTTACCGCTTGAAGCCGAGCTCGTCGGGCTAGACGCAACACGACTACCAAGCGACGGCAAAGTGCCGCAATTCAATCGAGGTGATGTGGTTGTTGTTAGCAACACAAAACAACAAGAAATCGCCACCGCCACCTCGAATCAGGTCGTCACGTTTACCCGGCAAAACCAAGCTGAAGTGTGGGTCGAGGGCGCCAACGGTAATCGATTGGACCCGGCACAATACACTCTAGACACCACCGCCGGCACGCTAACAATGTCGGGCACACTAGCGCTTGTCGATGTAGACGCCAATGCCGTGACCGAGCCGCTGCAGATATTCGACCGGGTGGAAGATATGGGGCTTGCAACCGACGTCCAAATCGGCGGTCAAATAAGTCTCAATATTCCGCTGTCGCAAGACTACACGGCAGGCGAAACCATCGCCAGTGCTGCGATGCTATATGGCGACCTACGCGCCCGAGCGCACAACGTATTTCATCAAAAAGCCTGGAGCGGTGCATGGTCGGATGAATTAGTCGGCGATAGCACAACAGCAAAATATAACCTCGTCGCACACCCGATCGAGATTACAAACCAGGGCAGCATCAAAGAGCGCTGGGCAATACGGTTTACCAGCAGCTCAAGTTTTGAAGTAATAGGGGAAACTGTGGGCGTCGTATCAACCGGAAACATAAGCACCGACCTGGCACCCACCAACCAAGCCACCGGCGCCCCTTACTTTACAATCCGCAAAGAAGGGTGGGGGAGCGGCTGGGTTTCAGGTAATACGCTGAGGCTAAATACCGAAGGCGGGCAAGCGCCATTCTGGGTGGCGCGTACAGTGGTGGCAGGTCGAGCGACCGAAGAACAGGATCAATTCTCTACACAGAATCGGGGGGATGCAGACTGATGGCGTGGACACCCGCAGAGATTACAACCGAGCTATGGATTGACGCAGCAGACGAGGCGACTATTACGAAGGATGGAGCCAACAAGGTATCAGAATGGGCAGACAAGAGCGGAAATGATAGACATTTAACGCAATCAGCATTAAATAATCGCCCTTCGTTTCATAATAGCGGCGATAATTTTGTTTTTTTTGATGGTAAGTTTATGGCTGCAAACAACACCATCGGAGCCTTTGACTTTCTTCACCGTGGTAAGGGGGACGTTTTCGCCGTCTTAGAGTTTGGAGGCTCAAACACTGCAAGCTATCTTTTTGCGACAGGCAATCTAAGCAGTTCAAAAACGGGGGCTGTTGGAGGGAGAGAGGATCGTCACAAAAGTGTTGTGGAGTACGCGTTAGACTCCGCATCGATTATGGTTAATTCGGGTGATGCGGGTGGTAATGTGGTCTCAGCGAGACACTTTAAGTCTGGTGGTAACAGTTCAGGTTTTCCAGGGTATTACTCTATAGGCAAGGATTTCAAGGGGCTGATTTTAGATAACGAGAGGTTGCTTGTTGGTTATCACTATAACCTAGTATCAGAAAATATATCAGACAGGGTCAAAGCCTCAGTTTTTGATGGATGCAAGCGCGGAGAAAATACAGAAACCGGCCCGATAAACAGCGGCCAAGCATCATTCGATTTTCATGTTGGCGGCATTGTTGGGCAGCCTGGGGGTGGAACGATTAAATTGAGGGAAATGGTGGTTGTAAAAGATGGCGTCAGCGGGGTTGATTTGCGAAGGTTAAACGGCTATCTCGCTCACAAGTGGGGCTTAGATGATAGGCTGCCAGACTACCACCCCTATAAATTGAAGGCACCGGGCCAAGGTGTGACACAAACCTCTAAAGTTTCAGGAGTTGTGCAGGTTAACGCCACGCCAGCCGGGCGAGCCGTTAGAGCCTTCGGGTACAACCCGACCGCCCACGACCTCGACAGCGAACCGGTGAATCTAAGTAAAAGTCTAGGTCACTCAGTAAGCGACCCCGAGACCGGCGAATACACAATAGATTTATTGGATGGCTACGGTGGTGACGTTTTTGTTGTAGCGTTCGACGAATACGGTTTACCTTTCAGCTCCGGCCTGGTGCTTTCCGTGGGGCAACGAGTACACCCCACCACCCCAAACGGTTATATCTACGAATGCGACGGGGCCGGAACTCTACCAACAGATGAACCGGTCTGGAGCATCGACACCGAGACCAGCCAATTGCATGGCACCGCCTCGTTAATAGCGCGGCCATTTTATCGGCCGGTGGTGCATGGGCCGATTGTGCCAGAAGTCATTGTTGAAGATCCGGCCCCGTAACCATGACTTACACGCCCGCCACCAACTCGCAGGCTGTTGATCTTGAGTTAGGGGAGCAATATTATGCCCCCACTAACCCGCTCGCCCTCAACTTTGATCTGAACGATCAAGGGGGTGAGCCGGAACCGGAGCTCAGGACACCACCGCTCTCATCAACAAACGCGCACCGGAGCGATCAGCACAGCAAAACGCTGCGCCCGATTGACGCACCTCAGCAAATAGCGAACGCCAATGCTATTGATGCGGGCCGCAGAGAGCACAACCAAAATCAAGCCACACCCTGTGCTGTATTGAATAGTCTGCAGTCGTGGGACGAGGTGGCCACAAAAGACGGAGTCGGGCGAGAATTTCAGTCAAACAATGCCGAGCCGTTGTCGCTTTTGAGCAACCAAGAGTTATGGCAACGACCGCCGGTGCTCGACGAGATACATGAAAAAGGGGCGCAGGCGTGGGACATCCAGCCGGCAAAAGATCAATCAACGCCACAGCGGTTCAATGACCCGGCAGATCACAACGTGACTGACACCGCCGGCTTTGCCGACAGCATAATGAACTGGCAGCCTGAAACGATTGAAGTAGAGGAAGAGATCGACGGCACCCTCAACCTTCAGTTTGCCCCCTACACACCACCAGGTGCGGCGGTGGTGGACTTTGAACTTGTACCACAAACAATCTTAGTGACGACGGAGCCTCCGACCCGGAGCGTGGACGCACAACCGGCCTCACCTGGTTGGTCGCTAAAAACAGCATTGGACGGCCGAGCGATCCACCCTTGGGATAGAAAGCCGCGCCTGAATACCGAGGTCGACTTCCCCAGCGCTGCAGAGCCTGATCTGCCAATCGGTGAACCTCCAGCCGAGCCAATCATAAAGCGGACGTATATTATTATGAATTCATCAAGCTTGGTTGTATTGCCGAGTAATACACCTCTAGAATTTTCTGATTTAAGCATTGGCCTCGATGTTGATAGTTTTGCGTGGGTGATGAGCTGCTCAATATTGAACAGAAGCAGCATGGACAAAATCAGGCCTACAAGTGAGGGGCCAGCTGAAGTAATCGCTACTATTAATGGCTATGAATGGCGCTTCGTGATTGAACGCTATCAGCAAGACAAGCGTTTTGCTAAAGAACAATACAAGGTAAACGGTGTGAGCCGCTCACAACTGTTAGCATCGCCTTACGCCCCAAAACGAACGGGGCGAATAGAAACTCAGAATAATGTTGTACAGATAATGACCGAGCAACTGCAATACACTGGGTTCACCGTTAATCATCAAGCCGGTTTAAGTGATTATGTAATACCTGCCGACGCTTGGGGGTATGATAATAAAACAGCGTTAGAAGTGATTGCTGAATTAGCAACAGCTCAAGGGGCAGTCGTTGTACCAGATCGAGAGCTTGACGTGTTGCATATCAAGCATCGTTATAAACAAATCGGACCGTGGACGTATGATGATTTATTGATTAGCGATATAGACGCGGTTATTACCGACGCAATGGTGCAGAGTTACGCCAGCCAGTGGGAGCCAAACCCTGAATATAACTCGGTTTTTGTGTCCGGTATAACCGACGGCGTATCCATTGAAGTCGTGAGATGGGGCACTGCAGGCGACAACCCTGCAACAGATATATTTGATGACCTGAATGTTGAAGCATATCAATGCAAAGAACGGGGGCTGACTGCTATTGCATCGAGCGGTAATCAAGAGATCGTCTCCATTGATATCATATTGCCCACCGGTGGATCACCGGGGCTCATCGAGCCGGGCATGTTGATAGAGTATAGAGATACCATCGATAGCAATAATACATGGCGGGGTAATGTTCTCAGCAACAACATCAGTGTTAGCAAACCGGGTACGGGTCGAGTCGTACAATCAATCAAAGTAGAAAGGCATTATTACGCATGACAACAGTAAACCCCTGGAAGCGATTTCAACAACTGCTGCCAAGAGCAGGGCGGTACACAGTGACTATCGAGAGCGTGAATGGCGATGGTACCAGTCGAGCCACCCGAAGGGATGGCACAAAAGTCAGGCTAAAAGGTGAGTTGGTGGGCGTCGGTAAGAAAGCCTGGGTTGATGGCGAACAGATCATTGGCGAAGCCCCTAACTTACCAACGGGTACACAGTACGTCTAGTGCCTCATGGCATCATAGGCACTCGGGCTGCTAATCGTCCCAATCACCCTCCCGTTTCTAAATTTAACAGCATAGGGCCAGCCCTCTTTACGCTTGTAGTACCGCCAAAGAACAAACTGGCCTTGCTCATTCGACCAGCTATCCACCTCATAATCGTCGCGGTATTTTATTGGCGTAGCACGGTTGACTTCTTGCTTAGTCATGCACATGACCACTTTACTGAACTTGATAGCCTTGTTGATTGTAGAGCGAGAAGGGCAGTTATTGGCCGCGTATGTTGTGGTGCTTAGAGCGAAAATTAACATTAGTAAAATGACTCTCATGGAGACTCCTTTTATGCTTTCGCATTGCAGTTAGGTGACTTTGACGGGGGTAAAAATAATGTTTTATTTTTGGTATTATAAATTGTAAGTGCTCCTATAGTCCTCCAATAATTTTCAATGATGTATAAGTTATTGAATAATAATACTAATAAATAGTGTTTATACAGTCCAACATTGGAGCAACACAGAAGCGTCTATTGACCGTATGGCTTGCTGTCACTGCGTTACTGACTGTTTTTACTGTCTTTAATGTTGACTCATTATTAACCATTTTTGACTATTTTGCACCTTTATTTTAGTATTAGTGCTCCTGAAGTACTCCAAGAAATGGCTTGGAGCACTGCTATAAGAGACACTAGAAGATGGTCTATACTACTTGTTCTGCGTTGCCGCTTCCATCCAGTGGGTTTTTGCTCTAATGCCTACAATAACAAAAAGGCAGCGGGCTGATGGTTCTTTTTCATATAGAGCTTCGATCAGACTAAAGCGTAAAGGTAAGATTATATACCAAGAGGCCAAAACATTTGACCGAAAAAAACTCGCGGTCGATTGGGCGCGTAATCGTGAGGTTGAATTGCAGGCCCCTGGGGCGTTGGCCAGAGTCGCCCATAAAGCGGTGACCGTGGGTGATTTGATTGATCGGTATATTAAAGAGTATGAGTCGCTATCGAGTTTCGGGCGAACGAAAGCGATGCATTTGAAGCAGTTGTCTAAGATGGATATTGCAGATATTCCTGCTACTGAATTAACGTCTCGTAATTTAGTGGATCATGCAAAGGTGCGGCGGGCTGATGGTACTGGCGCGGCGACTGTGAATAATGATTTGATTTGGATTGGGGTCGTGTTCAAAGTGGCTCGCCCCGCCTGGGGTATTCCGGTGAGTAATGATGTGGTCACTGATGCTATGACGTTGTGTCGATCAGAGAAGTTGATTGCTCGTTCGAAGCAGCGTGATCGTCGTCCGTCTTTAGATGAGCTCAACGCGTTGTTAGAGTATTTCTCATCACGCGATGGCCGAGCGTCTATACCCATGACTGATGTTGTGTTGTTTGGTCTGTTTTCGTCCAGGCGCGAGTCTGAGATTTGTTCTATAATGTGGGACTCTCTAAGAGATGATACGAAAAGCGCCATTATTACGGATATGAAACACCCGCGTGAGAAGAAGGGTAATAATGTCGAGGTATTCTTTCATGATTACGCCTGGGAGATTATTCAGCGACAAGATAAAAATGATGATCGGGTTTTTCCGTATAACCCAAAATCTGTGAGTGCGGCGTTTACGCGTTCGTGTAAATTTCTTGAGATTGACGACCTTCGTTTTCATGATCTACGTCATGAGTGTGTCAGCTGGTTGTTTGAGTTGGGGTGGGATATTCCGAAGGTCTCATCGGTGAGTGGCCATAAGTCCTGGTCATCTTTACAGCGTTATACGCATTTTAAGAGGCGAGAACCGTATGATAAGTATGATGGGTGGGCGTGGGTGCCGGTTTGAAGTGATATTCGACACCGTGTCGAAGAATGCTGTGTTAGGTGCTCAAGAGGCTATCAGAGTAATAATATGAAAATTTTGTCTTTAATTGTTGTCTTAATGCTTATCAGTGGGTGTGCAGCAACTCGACCCCCGTTCATGCAAGATCATATGGTCAATCAATTCTTTGAGAAAGAAGTCTACCCTGACCAAAATGCTTCTTACATAGGTGAATGGACTGGAGCAACCCCGTTAGGCTTGACATCAATTAAAATTATTGGAAATGGGAAAGTTAAAATGTGTGCATCCAATGAATACTTTGGTAGTTTAAATGGAAAAGTATTCAAAGAGGAGGGCTCAGTAAAAATGATATTTGAATCAGGGGCTCAATATGAGATTGTTTCACAAGGAGATAATCATATTTTGGTTACTGCTTACGATCAAACAACCAAATATTACAGTGGAAATGTTCCTGATAGTTGCAAGAAAACATTCGGTAAATTTATATAATGGACTGTGCAAAATCACCTAACCAAAAGCTCAAACGGACAAATATTCGCTGTCACTTTTTGTGCAAAGAGCCGCACAAAAAACGCCATCAAACATTTGCCGTTTAGCAAAGCGTTATATGGGTAACCCTGATCGATTGGCGTAGCAATCAAAACACTCTGTATCAGGGTGTCCTGCGTGTTTAATTTCCTCGTTTCCGCAAATTGGACAGTCATATTTTTCAAAATCCAAACCTGCGCCAAATCCGTGTTCATTGTTTTGGTTCTTTTCAGCCTCTGACATCTCATTTAGTCCTTTAACTATTCTAGTTCAGCTCTTAACCTGTCGTTCTCTGTTGTCATGCACAGACTACATTCTTCATCATCTTTAACGATATCGCCAAAATATTCGCATCGTCTCATGTGATGAAACGCCAAATATTCATCGGAGTTTTTGCAGTCATCACAAACTAAAACCAATTCTTTTTCTTCATTAACACTGCGCTCGTTGGCGTCAATAACGCCGCAAAAGCTGCATGATCCTACAATGCTCATTTTGTAAACTCCTGATTATCGCGTTCGCAATAGGGGTGGTTATACGACACAACCGAAGCTGTGCCGTGTTTGTATTATGCAGCTGCCGATTCACTAAGTATTGTTGCCAGTTTAGCCAAGCCTTTGGGTGTTACCCTTACTTGCTCGGTGGCTTTCTCGCTTCCGTCTGTTCGTGTGACGACAGTCACTTTATGCTCGATACAGCCTTGTTTTAGCTTTTCTGACCGTCCACACCAGTGACTATTGCCTGTTCTTCTATAAATCCAGTCATGTGCGCTCAGCCATTGGAATAAATCCTTTGGCCTCATTTGCAAAGACTTGGCGGCATCTGTAATACACAAACTTCCATCACTGGAGGCTATTCTGTCTAAGGCTTCTGCTTTGGGTTTCATGGCATCGACTTCTTTCTTTAGCGCCTGCTTTTCTTCCTCTGCCTGCATTGCGAGCTGAAGAATTTCAAGCCGACTCAGTTGCGCAGGGTTTTTATTTAGGTTCCCTGATCGATAGTCAAGAAATACTTGATTAACGTTTAACTGAAATGCGGGGCTTATCCATCCCGCATAACTGATAGCTAATAATTCATGAGCGAATGTGCCAGGGGCGAGTAACAGCGCTTTGTAATCTACCTTTATATGTTATAATCTACTGTTATGGATAAGAGATTAGTTAAGATTGGCGAGGCCGCTAGCATTCTTGGGACTACTCCTGCCACACTAAGAAAGTGGGAAGAAACGGGTGAGCTGTTGCCTGCCAGAAAAACAAAAGGCGGTACTCGTTATTACGATACGGCTGAGCTGCTTGGGCTTAGTAATGAGGCTGCGCCTACGCTGTGTTATTGCCGAGTATCGAGCCATGACCAAAAGTCTGACTTAGACCGTCAACAAGAAATGCTTGAGGCATATTGCGCTGCCAAAGGTTGGCGCTCTGAAACTATTCGTGATTTAGGTTCTGGCATGAACTATCACAAGAAAGGCTTAAATAAGCTTCTTGATCTTATTCTAAAGCGCCAGATTAGAAGACTGGTAATTACTCATAAAGACAGATTGCTGCGATTTGGAGCGGAACTAGTTTTTGCGCTTTGTGAAATACAAGGGATAGAGATCGTCATTATTCATCAGGGAGAACAACCAAGCTTTGAGGAAGAACTAGCAAATGATGTACTGGAAATCATCACGGTGTTCAGTGCTAGATTGTACGGTGCAAGAAGCAGGAAGCATAAGAAAACATTAGAGGCTTTAAAAGATGTTGCTAGCTCATAAAATAGAGTTAAGACCGTCTTCAGATGAAGCCGATTACCTTGATCGCGCTTGCGGGTCCAAAAGGCACTGCTACAACCAACTTCTCGCTCATTTTTCTAAGGAAGATGTGAAGTGGTCAAAAGCGGCTGCATACCAATACTACATAAAGATCTTGAGAGCAGAGTTCCCTTGGTACAAAGAGGTTTCAGCTCGCGTTACTCGCAATGCTATTGATGATTTGGATTCTGCATTTAGTCACTTTTTTCGTCGCGTTAAGGAAGGCAAGAAACCTGGCTTTCCGAAGTTTAAAAGGAAAGGTGTGTACGATTCTTTTGCTTTTCGTGAGAAGCCAAAGTTTGATGTTGACGGGAAGACT